ATTCTGCGTGTAGCGTCGGGAGTTTTAAGGGGGGGGGTATATGGGCATTAGAGGACCCGCGCCGCTTCCGTCAAATGTCCACCAGCTTCGCGGCAATCCCAGCCGCCTGCCGGCGAACAAACTTCGCGACGAAGTTCAGCCCGTCATTGAAATCCCCGACGCGCCGGAACACCTGAGCCCCCAAGCATTGCAAGAATGGCAGCGAATCAGCGTCGAGCTTCAAGCCCTGGGCCTGGTGTCAAAGATCGACATGGCCGCCCTCGCGGTTTACTGCCAGGCCTATGGCCGCTACGTCCAAGCCGAAATGAAGCTGAAAGAGCTAGGCGACGCCGGCCTGATTGAATCAACGCCAAGCGGGTACAAGCAAATCGGAGTTTGGCTACAGATCAGCAACCGTGCCGTGGATCAAATGCGCCAATTCCTTCAAGAATTCGGCATGAGTCCAAGCGCCCGCCGCGGCCTGGTCGCTACCCCGCAAGTTCAAGCCGACATGTTCAGCGAAGAGGGGCAGCAGCAATCCAATGAACGCGACCCCGCGAGCCGATATTTCCAGCGCGCCTGAGCCGATCCAGGACGAAACGACCGCCTACGCCGAAGCCGTCACCGCCGGCCGCATCGTTGCCGGTCCCCATGTCCGGGCTGCCGCCTTGCGGCATTTGAAGGATTTAGAAACCGCCGCCGCCCGCGGCCTACGCTTCGATGTCGAAGCCGCCGACTACGCCATCGGATTCTTTCGGCACGTCCTCTGCCTTCCGGACGTCCTGGACGACGACGGGAACCACGTTCCCTTCGAGCCGCAGCCCTGGCAAGCGTTCATTCTGGGCAGCCTGTTCGGCTGGCTACGGACCGACGGCACCCGCCGATTCCGGACCGCCTACATCGAAACCGCCAAAGGCAGCGGGAAAAGTCCACTGGCCGCCGGGATCGGATTGATTGGCCTGGTAGCCGATGGCGAATTCGGCGCCGAAATCTACAGCGCCGCGACCAAAAAAGATCAAGCCATGATCCTTTTCCGCGACGCCGTGCGGATGGTATCCGCCAGCCCGCACCTTTCCGCGCGGTTGCGCGTGTCGGGCATCGGCGAAAAAGCATGGAACCTAGCCTATCTGGCTGAACAGAGCTTTTTTCGGCCGATTTCCAGCGATGACGGGCAATCCGGCCCGCGCCCGCACATGTTCATCGTGGACGAAGTCCACGAACACAAAGACGGCAACGTCATCCGCATGGGCAGTGCCGGCCAGAAAAGCCGCCGGCAACCGCTCATCTTGATGATCACCAACAGTGGGCGCCAACGGCAAAGCGTCTGCCGCGAGTATCACGAATATGCCGCGCAGGTCGCCGCCGGCCTGCGCGAAGATAACAGCTTTTTCGGCTACGTCTGCGCGAACGACCTGCTACCAGACGGAAAAACGGAAGAGGACCCGTTCGAAGACCCGGCCATCTGGCCGAAGACGAACCCAAGCCTACCGGCCATCCCCGGCGCGGAATACCTCGCCAAGCAGATTCGCGAAGCGCGGGGGATGCCCAGCGCACAAGCCACCGTCCGCCGCCTGAACTTCTGCCAATGGGTGGACGACGGCGCCGCCAACTGGCTCGGGGCGCAAATCTGGCTCGGGGCCGGTCGTGACTACGATTGGCGCGACTTCACCGGCCGCCGCGCCTGGGGAGGCCTGGATTTATCCGCCGTCAACGACCTGACCGCGTTTGTCCTTTGGATCGAACCCATAGCCTACGGTGAACCCTGGCGGCTGGCGCCTTTCTTCTGGTTGCCAGGGCAAGACCTCGGACAACGGATCGAGCGCGATCGCGTTCCCTACGACGTATGGGTCAAGGCCGGCTTCCTGAACCTGACCGAAGGCGCGGCCATCGACAAACTCGCGGTGATTCGGCGGATTGCCGAAATCTGCGAACTGTTCGATTTTCAGGATTGCGGATATGACCGCTGGCAAATGAACCAGCTTCGCGCCGCCGCCGAACGCGACGGCCTAACTCTGCCGCCAATGGTCGAATTCGGCCAGGGCTTCCGGGACATGAGCCCGGCCATCAAAGAATTTGAAAGCCGCCTCCGCCTCGGAACCGCCGTGCATCCCAATCACCCGGTTCTGACCTGGAACATCGCGAATTGCAAAACCGTAGCGGACGACGCCGAAAACGTGAAATTTTCAAAGAAGCACGCCATCCAGCGCATTGATGGTGCGGTGGCCGCGGCCATGGGCTGCGGGCGAACTATGAGCAGCGAACCCGTCGGCGAAATCTGCGGATTCGTGTTTGCCTGACCGCATCGAGGAATTGAAATGATTCGATCATGGAAAACCACGGTTGCCGGCATTGTCGCCGCGGTTGCCGCCGCTTACGAAACTGGGGTACTGGAAACCGGAGATTGGAAGGCCTGCGTTCTTTCTGTGGCGCTGATTTCGCTGGGAGTGCTGGCGAAAGACTTCGACGTCGGCGCCGATCCTGACCTCATCGCCCGTAAGGTGGCCGAGGTGCTTGGAAAAACGGCGCCGGGCGATCGGCAGTCGAACCCTTCGGGCAATCCTCCGGCGGCGCCGTGACCGCTGGAATTTTTGCCGAGCTTGAGACGGAATCAAGGCTTGCCAAACTGGCCGAACTGCCGCCCGATCACCTGGAAAAACTAGTAGCACTGGCTGACCTCCCCAAAGACCGGTTGGATCGCCTGCTGTCGTTTGCCGCGCTGCCGGCGGAGCAGGTTGCAAACCTTACTGCCCTGGCGCGGGCAATCGGGACGGATGAACTTGAAGACCTGGCCCAGCTCATCATGACGAAACGATGGATCAGGACCGGCATCATTTTTGTTTCTGCGCTGTCGGGGCTGTTCGCGGCAGCATGGGAGCTTATTCATAATGTCGATCACCCCAAGTGAGCGCCGGCATGAAATCACGCAATTCGTCTGGGTATGGATTATCCGGGGGCTGGCCCTGGCGTATCTTTGGGCTTGCTATCGCGTCTACCACGGCACTAGCCTTTCTATCGGGAACGGACTTCTTACCCTCGGCTCACTGGAAATCGCGAGAAGTCTTGATGCTTTGCGAAAAACTCTCGGGCGCCGCCGAGGTGATTGGCTGTAATTCAATTTATACCCCCACCGGAGCGCGGTGAAGCCATGGCAGACCGCGTTCGCGTTGCTGAAAATCTGCTTGCCGTGCTGCTGATCGGCGCGGGCGTGATGGAAATATACGGCTGGCCTTGGGCCGCGGTCGTCGTCGGCGCACTGATTCTCGCCAGCAATCTGATTGCCGCAAAAACCGGGGAAAGCGATGTTTGACGCGCTGTTTCGCCGCCCGGAACGGAAATCGGCGGAGCTTTACAAGGAACTGAGTACCGTCCTGATGGGCGGATACCAGACCCGGAGCGGCCAGCCGGTCAGCTGGAAAACGGCGTTAGAGTGCTCCACTGTGCTGGCGTGTACGCGGGTCATCGCCGAGGGGTTGTCTCAAATCCCGTGGAAGCTCTACCAGAAAAACGGCGACCGCAAGGAGCCGGCGACCGGCCATCCTCTTTATGACCTGCTGCATCGCCGTCCAAACGAGTGGCAGACGTCGTTCGAGTTTCGCGAGCAAATCGCGTTGCATTTGGTGCTAGCTCGGAACGCTTATGTCTTCGTCTCGCGGTCAACGCGCGGTGAAGTGCTGGAGCTGCTGCCGATGTCGCCCGCCGATGTCAACGTGAAAACGCCGAAACGGTTGGGTGAACTGCCGGAATACAGCGTCCGGATGGGTGATGGCCGGCCAGAAATTATCCCGCCCGCCAATATCTGGCATTTGCGCGGACTGAGTTGGGACGGGATCCAAGGTCTTGACGGTGTGCGGCTGGCCCGCGAGGCCATCGGCCTAGCCAACGCCGCCGAACAGCAATCGGCCGGACTATTCTCCAACGGCACCCGGCCGAGCGGGACCCTCACGATCGATACGATTCTTCGCCCCGAACAAGTCGAGGAATTTCGCAAGCAATGGGCCGAACACTACGCCGGGGCGGCCAACGCGGGAAAGACGCCGATCCTTTCGGGTGGGTGGAAATGGAATCAGGTTTCGATGGACGCCGACAAGGCGCAAATGATCGAAACTCGGAGAATGCAAGTCGAGCAAATCTGCTCCGCATTCCGCGTGTTGCCGATCATGATCGGCTACAGCGACAAAACCGCGACCTATGCCAGCGCTGAGCAAATGTTTTTGGCGCATGTCGTCCACACGCTCGGCCCGTGGATCGAGCGGATTGAACAATCCGCCGATGTCAACCTGCTGACTGAAGCTGAGCGAAAGAACGGGTATTACACCCACTTTACGACGGCGGGCCTGCTGCGCGGCGCCCACCAGGACCGGGCCAACTACTACGCCAAGGCCCTCGGCTCCGGGGGAAGCCCGGCGTGGATGACGCCCGACGAAGTACGGGGGTTGGAAGAACTCAACCCCATGGGCGGAACCGCGGGGGACTTGCCCACCCCCACCAATACCGGAACCCAAGCGAGCCCAACGCCATGATCGAATTCAAAGACCGCCGCGAGACGGCGCATTTCGAGACCCCGATCGGCGCGGTCAAGCTCGCGGCCGGCGGCGCTGAAATGGCGTTTACCGGCTACGGTGCAGTGTTCGGGAACATTGATGCTTACGGCGACATGATCGCGCCGGGCGCGTTCACCGACACCCTGAACGAAGCCAAGGCAAGCGGCCAATGGCCGGCAATGCTGATGCAACACGGCGGGTTCGGGCTGAGCGCGGACGACATGACGCCG